AAGGTTACACGCCGCGTGAGGATGGCGCGGACGCATCGTCTCAGTACTCCCGTAGTGGTAAACCTGATCCGTTCAAAGTGCCGGAAGGTGAGGGCGAGCGTTATCGTGATGACCTTGCCAGAATGATGAAGTCGTTACGTTCTGGTGCAATGACTGCAAACATCGGGCGTACGCCGCCGGTATTGCGCCACCTTGGCGCACCAGATTTGCCGCTGGTTATCTCCCGCGACACTGTGCGGAAGGCAACCAATGGCGTGAAACATGTGGTGCCGATGGATGTTATCGAGAGACTTCCTGAGCTGATGCACGATCCGGATGCAATTTACCGTTCCGCGACAGAAAGAAATGCGGTTGTGATGCTGCTTGATGCCGTGGATAAAAATGGTGATCCGGTGGTGTCGGCAGTGCACATGAAGGCAACAGATAAACGAATAGAAATTAACAAGGTGGCTTCTGTATATGGAACAAAAGGAGGGATGAACAAAGCTAATAGCCTGGATAAAGCAGGTTTGACGCTTTACCGGAAGGAAAAATTAAGCCGCGATAACCCTCAGTACAGTGGGCTTCAATTGCCCAAAGAGGAGCGTTCTTATCGCGGCTCTGTAGATAAAATACTCTATCCTGAAGATATTCGCAAGGGGCCGTATTACTCCCGTACCAGCAGTCTGACACCGGAAGAGACAATTGCATCGCGTTTTGTGCGCCAGATGCAGGATAAATTCCAGGTGCTGAAAGCTGTTCAGGAGAATATCCGTAAAACTGGCGGAAAAATAGACGACAGTAACAACGCTTATATGGCGGAAGAACTCTTCCACGGGAAGGCGGAAAACGACCTGAACGTGATGAAGGAGCGCTACGTTCAGCCACTGGCTAAATTACTGGCGGACTACAAAATTGCGCAGGCCGATCTGGATGAGTACCTCTACGCCCGTCACGCGCCGGAACGTAACGCGCATATCGCGAAAATCAACCCGAAAATGCCGGACGGCGGTTCGGGGATGACCAACGCGGAAGCGGCGGAAATCATGCAGCGTGTACGTAACAGCGGCAAACAGGCACAGTATGACCGTCTGGCAGGGATTGTTGACGATATGCTGGCCCGTCGCCGTGAGCTTATCCGTGAGGCCGGACTGGAAGAGAGCGGTGTGGTGGATGCCTGGCAGAACGCCTACCGTTACTACGTTCCCTTGAAAGGGCAGGATGTTGACGGTGTGGTGTCACTGCCCCGTACAGGTAAGGGCTTCACCATCGGTGGGCGTGAAAGTAAGCAGGTCATGGGGCGTGCATCCCGCGCACAGTCTCCGTCCACTCAGGCGATACAGGACTTGAGCGAATCGCTGATCCGCAGTCGCAAAAATGAAGTGGGTAACGCCTTCCTGAAGCTGGTGCAGGATAATCCCGATAAGGATTACTGGCAGGTATTCACTGATGACAGACCGGATACCATGCGTGTGATTGCAGAGCGCAAGGACCAGGAAACTGGTGAAACCATTCGCGAAGTTGTCGAGCGTCCGGTGGCGATGGCAATGATGGCAGACCGGTACTTCACCACCAAAAAGAACGGCAAAACGTACTACATCAAACTCCATGATCCGCGCCTGATGCGTGCGATGAAGAATATGGGACCGGAAACCAGTAACGCAGTAATCCGTACGCTGGGGAAAGTTAACCGCTTCCTGGCAACGGTGAACACGTCGTATAACCCGGAATTCCTGGTCAGTAACTTCATCCGTGATGTGCAGACAGCGGTGATGAATCTGAAGGCGGAGCAGGGAAGGAGCGACGGCAAACTGAAAGGGCTGGATAACTTATCCGCACTGGCTGTGGTGAAAGACAGCCGTTCTGCTATGTCAGCCGTATACGCCAGTCTGCGTGGCAAAAACCTCACGGGCAAAGGTGCGCAGTGGCAGAAGGTGTGGAAAGAGTTTGTTGAGGACGGAGGTAAAACCGGCTGGTTTAACATGGGTGACCTTGAAGGCCAGCAGAAGGAAATGGATCGCCTTGTATCGCTGGCGAAGGGAGGATGGAAAGGCCAGAGTATCGGTGCATGGAATTCGTTCCTTAACCTTGTCGAGGATGCCAACGGGGCGGTTGAAAATGCTCTGCGTCTTTCTGCCTATAAACACGCCCGTGATGCCGGTTTGTCACGCCAGCAGGCGGCGTCTCTTGCCAAAAACATGACGGTGAACTTTAATCGTCGTGGTGAGCAGGGAGCGCTGATGAACTCGCTGTATATGTTTGCCAACGCCAGCATTCAGGGGACGGCAAACCTGGTGAGAACGCTCGGACATCTTAATGGCGACGGGCCGTTACTGGAGCGCCTTCGCTGGAAGAATCTCAATGTACCGCAGAAAATCGCGCTTGCAGCTGTGGGAGCGGGTTATCTGCTTGGCTCGCTTAACCGCAGTGTTGCGGGGGAGGATGATGACGGGGTTAACTGGTATGACAAAGTGCCGTCTCATGTGAAAGAGCGTAACCTCGTCATTATGAAATCGGTGTTCGGGGGCAAGGCCGGAGAGTACTGGAGTATTCCTCTGCCTTACGGGTACAACGTTTTCTTCCTGCTCGGGCATACCGCTGAAGGTGTGGCGGCGGGTGACCTGACGGCATCCCGTGCTGCCGGTAATGTTGTCGGTGGTATCCTGGGGGCATTCAGCCCGATCGGCAGTGAGACGTCGGAAACACTGTCCGGGGCATTGCTGAAAAATGCAGCGCCGACCATTCTGCGTCCGTTTGCGAACCTTGCCATGAATGAAAACTTCATGGGGGCGCAGATTTACCAGGAGAACATACCGTTTGGTACACCAAAACCTGACAGCCAGCTGGGAATACGTTCAACGCCAGAAGCGTACAAGGCGTTTGCATCTTGGCTGAATGCGTTCTCTGGTGGCAGTCAGTACCGTCCCGGCGCGGTGGATATCACACCGGAATCGCTGATATTCTGGATTGACTATATCTCCGGAGGGACAGGGCGCTTCATTTCCAAAACCACGGATGCGGCGGTGAAATCGCTGAATGGTATTGATATACCGGAACAGCAGGTGCCCTTCCTGGGGAAAATTTCGGGTGAGGTGATGCCGTATGCAGACCAGCAGAAGATGTACGACCGGATGACAGAGGTTGCGCAGTATCACGCAGAGCTGAAGAGTCTGACCGGTGCAGAAAGAACGGCGTTCATTGACGAGAACAACGGAAAATTGTCGATGAACGGGCTTATGCAGGATACCCGGAAGAGACTGAAGGATTTGCGCAAACAGCGCGATGCCATTTATGCCGACAGTTCTCTCAGTCTGGCGCAGCAGGCGGCGATGGTGAAATCGGTAGAGCGGGATATGAAGGTTGCCGTGGATCGCTTTAACCGCGAGTACAACAAAAAAGTGGGAGTGGAGTAACAGAACATGCCCCGTACGGAAGTGCGGGGCTGATTAAGAAATAAACACTCATTGACCTGTAATAACTGGAGCTATTAACATATAGTCAGAAAGAGCATTTCATGTGATACAGAGAGCCGATTTATGTTTAATGAAGAAAAAGTTGCGCAAATGGCAGCGTATTTGCTGAAAAAGCATGGCGGATCTATGCGTTTCATTAAGCTGAAGCAGCAACGGTAATGGCGAATAGCATTTATGAGCAAAATAATCTTGATATGTTATTAGGCGATCTGATGTAACCGGGATGATGTTCACCCCTGCCATTTGACATCCTCCACGCCCTGAAGGACGGGGTTTTTACAGCGCACCGGATAAGATTCGGTGTTTTGTTGAAAATACTGTGATAACAAACAGAAAACCCGTCAGTAAGACGGGCTTAGCAAGCTGGGACGGTTACTTTAATAATTTCAGTGCCTTTACATCCACTTCAACACTGCTCAGGTCTTTATCAATTTCACCCTCAATTCTTACTTTGTCTTTCGGAGAAACATTCTGCCCGGCCCATACGCTGTCATCAATATCCGTGACAATTGTCCCGCTATTGTCACGAAACTCATAACGTTCATTACCCACTTTTTTAACGATGCTCCCTTCAAGGATAACCCATGCATCATCCTTCAGTTCTTTTGCCTGCGCTACTGTTGAACGCTCTGCTTCAGGCCCTTGGAAACCGCCCTGCTGTGCAAAAACGCCAAAAGACACACCGGAAATAAGTGCTGCAATCAATACCTTTTTCATTCATAGTCCTCTTTCAGAGATGAACATTCAAACAGCATTTTCAGTATGGTAAAGCGCGGGTGCGTTGAGGATGCCTGACACATCAGAGGTGGCGGGAGATTACTCCCTCGCCAGGTCTCTTACTTCTCAGATTCGTAGTCTACGAAGACAGCGACCTCCGTCTGACCGGTTCGGATTCCTACCTCGCAGAGGTCTTTCCTCGTTACCAGTGCCGTCACAACAACGGTAATACAGATGACGATCAGGGCGATTAACATCGCCTTTTGCTGCATCATAGACTGCTTCTCCTTGCCTTTCGGCACGTAAGAGGCTAACCTACATGTGTCTAGTATGAAATTGGCCTCAGATTAATGTTAAGCGTCCTGCAAGACGCGAAATGTTAACTGGGGCTTTTCTATGTCTGCCTTACGGCGGCATGCCCGAGGCAGACAGCCTCAAGCACCCGCAGCAATTCTACTTAACTCTTCTTTCCCCGCAAACCGTTTTTATCCCCAGCGGCAAATCGAATACACCATCAGCGCTACCGCCATTGCAATACCAACATTTGAGAAGGCTTCAGGCTAGCTCATTGGCGTACCTCCTTCGGCGGTTCTGGCAGCGGCATCCAGAATAAGGCGCTCCCTAACCACGATAAAGTGCCGTCGCTCAACTCCACGTATTCCCCTTGTACCTGTCCTGCCATATACTCGCCGTGCTTTGAATAAATTAAAATCCAATCATCTTGAGCGGGGATTCGTGTACTACAGCTTATCCAACGAGCCGGAGTTACCGGAGAGTTGCTCGACAGCTCGTTCAACTTGTAAGTTTGGCTTACAGGTTCGGCACCATGAAGCATGGAGGCGCGGCAGGAGTTCCAGCCTCTCACCTCTGCAATAGCGGCAACAGCATCGACCGCGTACATTTTAAGAGGGTTAGGCATTGGTTTTTCTTCAGGTACTACTGGCGCTGGAGGGGCAGTGTAAAGCTGGTGCGTTCCATCAGGTAGCGAGTGACCCACATACTCACCGAACCCGTCAATACACATGCCCCCATCTTCAACAATGCATTACGCTACAGGCTCTGCTTCCAGCGATGCCAGTGCAATCCGTGCCAGTTCTTCCGCTTCTTCTGCTGGCAGTACAACGTTGCTACCAGGTCCGTATGTTTCGCGCCACTGCTTGATTGTCAGCAGTCGCTCTTTGGTAATAGTGATCATGCCGCGTTTCCTTCTTTCTTATTAACAATTACACCGTCATATATTTCATTAAGGTGCCCTCTCAACTCCATGCGCCTTAATGCAGATAACATGTAATCGCATTCAACCTGCTTATTTCCAGTAAATGGCTTATCGTCAGGATTACCCCAACAGCAATTACCCTTGGGCCACCCATGTACTTTCCGCACTCTTCCGTTAACAACGTGAAGTAATCCCCAGCCAGCTGGTAAATCCTCAACTGAAATAATTCCCGGCTCACTAATAAAGAATCGCCAGTCGCCCATTCCAAGAGACGGATTTTTACGAAAACGCTTTTTTCTATCTGCCAACAAGTCAGCACGAGAACACTTCACCTCTATCAGGCATGATGCTGAATTTCTGAATCCCATAGCATCTGGCTGTTCTCCGGTACTGGTTACAGCTATAAAGCGGTCATGAAAACAAACCTTGAACCCGTTGCGCTTAAGGAACTTGTACGCAATCTGACAGAGTTCGCGGTGTGTTAGCGCCATATCACTCTCCTTTGATGCCAGTGTTTACAACCTGACAAGCCTCTTTGAGCACCCAGTCAACAGCGTCTTTCCATGCTCCGGTTTCGGCTGGCGGATTCTCACGTTTTACCTGCTCATAGAAGCGCACTGCTTTAACCAGTCCTTCCGGCACTACTGGCGATGGCTGTTTAGCTTCTAAATCAGCAATTCTGTCAACCACGGCATCGACAGCATCTGAAAAACTGAAACAGTTACTCCACTCAGGCCTATCCCCGGTTGCTGCAAAGTACATATCAGCTAAAGCAGACTCAGCATGGTCACGCTCATTAATGAGTTGCTCTTCGCTTTTCTCCAGTTCTGCAATGCGCTTACTTCCATCCGCGATTACACCCTCGTAATATTCACGCTGCTCGTTGAGTTTTGATTTTGCTGCTTCCAGCTCAACGCGCAGCTTCCCTACCGTTAGCGCAATATCCTCGTTCTCCTGGTCGCGTGATTTGATGTATTGCTGGTTTCTTTCCCGTTCATCCAGCAGTGCCAGCACGGTAGCCGGATTGGCTGCGGCGATGAATTCAGCATTGGCCTGCTGTTCCATTTGGAAATCTTCATCGAAACCGCTTTCAGGATGTGCTCCTTCAATTCTGCAAATGGGAATATATCCAGCAGCCTCGCGATGAATTAGTGCATCATCACCATCAAATCGGTTCTCTCCATATTCGAGCGACCACTCACCACGCGTTGCTTTTTCTGCCTTTTCACGCAGTACCTGATAGTTAATCTCGCTCATTTTTCTCTTCGCTCCGGTATACAAGAATTACAACGTCACCTCTGCTAATTACGCGAGCTGGATCTCCTGGCTCCATGCTGTCAATCCCGAAGGCTTCGGAAAACGCATTCATTGCCTTCTGGCGTTGATCCTGCTTACGGCATTTATTCCATTTTTTCAGTAACAACAGCGATAGCCACCGCCCGGCGCAGAACATAATGTAAAAATAACCAAGAAGCGCCAGACCTGTGTTGAGGGCCGTATCGATCGTTATAGTGGTGTCTATGCTCACTTCACACCTCTCTGTTTGTTGATAAGTTCAATATCCTGCTGGCAACTTGCGCAAGCTCGGCATCCACGAACAGCCTGGCGTCGCCGCTCATCTATCGGATCGCCACACTCGCAACAATGAGTAGCAGATGGGGCATTACTATCGGATTTGTATTTTTGCAGGGAGAGATTGCGCTGCAATTCTTCGATTTCAGCGGCATTGTCGATGATATCTGCCATTTTCCTTTCCTTCAGGCATGAAAAAAGGAGCCGAAGCTCCTTTGGTTTTAGAATTCGAATTGCCTTGCCCGCAGGCTTTTCAGCATTGGTCTGGCCCGCTGGACAACGAAACTTGACTGGTCAAGCTGTGCCGCCTCCCGCAGTAGTGCTTCCTTGTTCTTCGTCACCATGTAGATAGTCTCAAACGCAATGTCATACAGCTTGTTCGTGTATGATGAGTTCAGCTCTTTCATGATCGGATACAGGTGTTTGCTGAGGTCCTGGGCTTTTTCCATCCAGAGTTGCATGTAGCAGAGGAGGATGATTTCCTCGGCTGTGAATTGCAGCTCAGTTTGTACTGGCTGAATGTTGCGAAGTTTCTTTTCGCACTCGATGAAGTAGCGGCGGATCTGGCGGCCTTTTTCGTTACGCTCAACCATCGCCGTTTCTTTGGCTGTGTCGAGGGTGAGGTGATAGTCTTTGCTACGGCGATCGCCTCCTCGACCTTTGATTTCCCGATTTGGGGAAACCAAAATATAGTCCTGATTTTCAACGAAACCATATTCAGCAATGCGTTCTGTAATCCAAGACGCAAAGCGTTTACCTACCCCAAGAAAAGTATGTAAATCACGGGCATTAACGAGAAGAGTGGTTTCGTTGGCGATAGTGCCGTTGAATACGGGGATGAGTTGACTAGTCATGATGACCTCCTTGTAAGTTTAGTTAGCTCAACCAGTTAGTAGCTGGTTGGTCGGGTGTCAACTGAGCCTTACAAGAAGCTCTGGGCATATTCCCCTTACGGGTATTGTATTACGCCTCTCCACCCGACCTTTGTACGGATGTGACTATGCCGCATTACGGGCATAAAAAAGCCGCAAAGCTATCGGGTGCGGATGACCGCTTGTAAGTTCAGTGCGGTCAGTATGCGATAGCTCTGGCGGATTTGTCAAATCGTGCAGTAACATCCTTTTCTTCCTTGCCATTTCTCAATGATGACAAAGGGTGGATTCGGATTGGTATTGGGACAAAAGTGAGACACACAAAGCTTTGCATCGGCTTACAAAGCTTTGCATGTTTTTCAATGTTGGGACGTGTGAGCGCAGAAATGACGGGCTATCTAATTGATTTTAAACGATACGTAACCAACTTTAAAATCTTTGCACGCCAGTTCGCAGGTTTTACAGCCAGTACAGCGGCTGGAATCGATAAAAAATCCATATTGTGTGGTCATGGGCTACTCCTTAACCTTTTCGATCTGGACAAGATTGCTGTGCGACGGGTTTCCCTTTGCCAGCGGTGAAGGGCGGTGAGAGGTCAGAATATTGATACTGCCGCCGTGATCGACCCGGTCACCAAACATATCCGCTTTAAGCCACGCACCTTGCCCGATGGCGGTAACGCCAGGCAGAATACGCGGAGTCACTTTTGCGGCAATCAGCATTTCTCCATTATTGTTAAATACCCGCACGGTATCGCCATGACGGATACCGCGTGCCTGAGCATCAATGGGGTTGATCCACACCTCTTGTGGGCAGGCCTGCTGTAACACATCAATATTGCCGTAGCTGGAGTGGGTACGCGCTTTGTAGTGGAAGCCCGTTAACTGCAGTGGATAGGTTTTCCGCAGGGGATCGTCCCAGCCATCAAAACCTGGGGTATACGCAGGAAGGGGATGAATAATTTCATCTTTTTTCAATTCCCAGGTATCTGCAATCTTCGCCAGTCGTTCAGAATAAATTTCGATTTTCCCCGAAGGTGTTTTCAACGGGTTTGCCTGTGGATCTTCACGGAATGCGCGGAAAGCGACGTAGTGTTCTTCCGGGCATTTTTTCTTAAAGATCCCGGTCGTTTTCATCTCCTCGTAGTCGGGCATCTCAGGGTTACGTTCCTTCGTTTTCGCATGGAGATATTTGATCCATTCATGCTGACTGCGACCTTCAGTAAAGGTTTGATAAACGTCTGGTCCTAAGCGTTTGGCGACTTCACTCAGCATCCAGTAGATGGGTTTGCGTTCAAATTTTGCTGAGGTTGCGGGTTGGGCGAGGATCACATAGCCCATATTCCCTGCAGATTCATGAGAGATAAGGTCTTCTTGCTCTGTTGGCATCAGGTCGGGCAACAGGATATCGCAATACTTAGCCGAGGCCGTCATGAAGTGGTCAATGCCAACAATCATCTCGCACTTGCTGTCATCCTGAAGCACCTCATGGGTGTGATTGATGTCGCCATGTTGATTGATCAATGTGTTACTGGCGTAGCACCATAAAAACTTGATGGGGACATCCAGTTTTTCTTTTCCACGAACACCATCACGGGTCGCGGTCATTTCCGTACCATGGTCGATGGCATCTGTCCATGTAAAGACGGAAATCTGCGTTTTAACAGGATTCTCAAGCATCGGGAACCATTCTACCCCCAGATCCCAGCTACCTTCGCGTACACCTGAGTTGCCGCCGTTTATGCCGACGTTACCGGTGAGAACGGAAAGCATGGCAATAGCGCGGGACGTTTGCTCGCCGTTGGAATGTCGTTGTGGCCCCCAACCCTGACAAATATAAGCAGGTTTTGCTGAACCGATCTCTCGTGCCAACTGGATAATTTTTTCTGCCGGGATGCTGGTGATTTTTGCTGCCCATTCCGGCGTTTTAGCTATGCCGTCAGGCCCTTCGCCCAGAATATAGGCTTTATAATGCGCGTTACGTGGTGCGTTGGCGGGCAGCGTTTTTTCATCGTAACCAACACAATATTTGTCGAGAAATGGCTGATCGACCATGTTTTCAGTAATCAGTACCCAGGCAATCGCACAGGCCAGTGCGCCATCGGTGCCAGGGCGAATGGGCAGCCATTCATCTTCACGCCCGGCAGCAGTGTCGTTATAACGTGGATCGATGACGATCATGCGTGCGTTTGAACGTTCGCGGGCTTGCTCGACGTAGTAAGTGACACCACCGCCGCTCATCCGCGTTTCTGCCGGGTTATTTCCGAACATAACGACCAGTTTCGTATTGGCGATATCATCCGGGCTGTTGCCATCATTGGCACCGAACATATAACTCATTGCGGCACTGATCTGTGCGGTACTGTAGCTGCCATAGCGACTGAGAAAACCACCGCAAGAGTTCATCAGACGGTACGGGACGTTTGAGTTGGTGATGTTTCCGCCATCTACGCCTGTTCCGTACAGGACATGTACAGCCTCATTGCCGTAATCTTTCAGGATCCGCCGAAGATTATCACTGATGGTATCCAGGGCTTCGTCCCAACTTATCCGTTCAAATTTACCTTCACCGCGCTTGCCGACGCGCTTCATGGGATATTTCAACCTATCAGGATGATTCATCCGTCGGCGGATAGAGCGCCCGCGTAAACACGCTCGAACCTGATGGTTACCGTAGACGTCGTCACCTGTCGTATCAGACTCCACCCAGTACACGGTGTCATCTTTCACATGCAAACGTAACAGACAGCGGCTCCCGCAGTTAACGGTGCAGGAACTCCAGACCGCTTTCTCTTCTACCGGAGCCTCTGCCGCCCGGACCATTTGGGAAAATGGCAGAGTGAAAGCACTGCTTGCCAGCGCAAGACTGCCAAGTGCGGAGGTTTTCATCAGACTTCTACGGCTGATTTCAGCCTTCATGAGCGCCTCTGTGGTATGGATTTTCATCATTACTCACTTATTGCTTTTCAAACAAAATGTCATGCCAGAATTTATGGTTGTCGTGGGTTATATTTTTTCGATCTCGACCAGATTAGTGTGCTGCGGGTTTCCCTTCGCCAGTGGTGAAGGGCGCAGAGTGGTTAGCGTATTCACACAGCCGCCATGGTCGATTTTATCGCCAGACATATTGGCCTCGTGCCAGGCTCCCTGGCCCATAGCGCTAACTCCAGGGAGAATACGTGGTGTTACTTTGGCTGGTAGCCGAACTTCGCCACGATGGTTAAACACCCGCACCATATCGCCGTTGGCAATCCCACGTTTCTGCGCATCTATAGGGTTGATCCACACCTCCTGACGGCAGGCAGCCTTCAGGAGATCAATATTGCCGTAGGTCGAGTGAGTACGGGATTTGTAATGGAAACCAAACAGTTGCAGTGGGAAGGTTCTACGTTCAGGGGAGTTCCAGCCTTCAAAGGTTGAGGCATAAACTGGCAATGGGCTTATCACTTCATCTTTTTCCAGTTCCCAGGTACGGGCAATTTCCGCCAGCCTGCTGGAATAAATTTCAATCTTACCGGAAGGCGTTTTAAGTGGATTTGCCTCGGGGTCGTCACGAAATGCTTTGTAGGCGACAAAATGGCCATTGGGATCTTTACGCTTATAGATACCCATTTTTTTCAGTTCGTCGTAAGACGGTAACGCCGGATCTTTGGCAAGCATTTTGGCGTACAGATGTTGTAACCATTGTTCCTGCGTGCGACCTTCTGTGAACTTTTGATAGACGTCAGGTCCAAGACGTTTCGCGACTTCACTCAGGATCCAGTAAATCGGTTTGCGTTCGAATTTTTCGCTGGTGACAGGCTGGAGGAAAATGAGATATCCCATGTTACCGGCGTAGTCGTTAGGAATAATATCTTCCTGCTCAACGGTCATCAGGTCTGGCAGCAGAATGTCGGCATATTTTGCCGATGAGGTCATAAAGTTTTCGATGATCACAATCATTTCGCATTTCGATTCGTCCTGCAGAATTTCATGCGTTTTGTTGATGTCAGAATGCTGATTAACGAGGGTATTTCCCGCGTAGTTCCAGATGAACTTAATGGGCACATCCAGTTTATCTTTGCCGCGGACGCCGTCGCGGATTGCCGTCATTTGCGGACCATGATCGATAGCATCCGTCCAGCTGAAGCAGGAGATTGACGTTTTGACCGGATTATCCAGCACCGGCAGGCGTTCTATGGTAATGGTATAGGTCGATTCACGCGCGCCACTATTTCCGCCGCTGATGCCGACATTGCCCGTCAAAATAGGTAACATAGCAATAGCGCGTGCAGTCAGTTCGCCGTTTGCCTGGCGTTGCGGCCCCCAGCCCTGGCAGATATAAGCGGGTTTTGCTGTGCCAATTTCACGCGCCAGTTTGATGATACGGTCTACCGGGATACCGGTAATTTGCGAAGCCCACTGCGGCGTTTTCGCTGTGTTATCATCACCTTCACCAAGAATATAGGCTTTATAGTGACCATTTTTGGGTGCATCTGCGGGTAAGGTTTTTTCGTCATAGCCGACGCAGTATTTATCGAGAAAAGGTTGATCAACGAGATTTTCGTTAATCAATACCCAGGCAATACCCGCAACCAGCGCGGCATCGGTGCCCGGGCGAATAGGGAGCCATTCATCTTCACGACCAGCAGCCGTATCGGTATATCGCGGATCGATAACAATCATTTTGGCGTTCGATTTCTCGCGCGCTTTTTCAAGAAGATAAGTGATGCCACCGCCGCTCATGCGGGTTTCTGCCGGGTTGTTACCAAACATCACGACCAGCTTGCTGTTTTCAATATCCGTGGTGCTGTTGCCATCATTACTGCCGTAGGTGTAGGGCATGGCACAGGAAATTTGCGCGGTGCTGTAGGAGCCATACTGATTGAGTGAACCGCCGTAGCAGTTCATCAGGCGTTTGACCGCCGAGGCTGATGGCGAAGAGCGGGTCATATTGCCGCCAACAATCCCCGAAGAGTACTGAATATATACAGCCTCATTGCCATATTGTTCGACGGTTTTTTTCAGGCTACTGGCGATAGTATCCAGGGCTTCATCCCAGCTAATCCGTTCGAATTTGCCTTCACCGCGTGTACCCACGCGTTTCATTGGGTAATTCAAGCGATCGGGATGATTAATACGCCGGCGGATGGAGCGACCGCGCAAACAGGCGCGTACCTGATGGTTGCCGTACTCATCGCTGCCGGTATTGTCAGTTTCCACCCAGGTCACTTCATTATCTTTAACATGTAGACGAAGTGCACAGCGGCTACCACAGTTGACGGAACAGGCACCCCAGATCACTTTTTCGCTGGCCTGTTGTACCGTTGCCGCTGCACTGCGCAGGGTGAACGGTAAAGAAAAACCGCCTGCAGCCAGCGCCAGAGAACCTATCGCGGTTGATTTAACGAGTGTTCTGCGGCTGATGCCCACCATTCGGTCATTTTTGGACATAACTCACTCCCTGTTCTTTATCGTTATATAAATGTTTATATATTGAATATTTAGCGCGCTAACAATAGAGGGAGTCTACCCATTTTGGGTTAAGAATTATTAATCCATATCAATAGAAGGGTATGAGTAATAAGGTGGGATTATGTTGTATGTTCAAATCGCCGGATGTGTCGTATCCGGCGTTCAGTCGATAATGTATTACTGCGGTTCGGCAGGCGCGCCATCCTGGGTAGACTGCGCGGGAGCAGAGACGTTACCGCTGGTGGTGCGGGTATAGAGAATTTTATGCGTATCATTAGCGCAATGGCCGACGACCTGGGAATCAGGCTGATCAACCTGGTCATTGGGTACAATACTTAACGTGAAGCTGCTTTCGGGTACGCCATTATTGATAATGCGCTGTGATATATCGCTCTGTATGCGCTCACAGGATCCCGGCGCGGCGAGTACCACGGGTGAGGCGAGGGCGAGCAGAAGCGCGGCACAGCAGGTTGAGAGTTTCATCATAAGCTCCTTACGCGAAGATAACTTCTTTAAGCATAGCATTTAACGTGTAAAGTACTGTATTTGCTACTATGATTGAGAATCATCTCTACTCTCTGGTGACTGTTGTGAAATACAAATTACTACCATGCTTACTCGCGATATTCCTCACAGGATGTGACCGCACAGAGGTAACACTTTCATTTACCCCTGAGATGGCCAGTTTCTCTAATGAATTCGATTTTGATCCGCTGCGTGGTCCGGTAAAAGATTTCACTCAGACATTAATGGATGAGCAAGGTGAAGTGACGAAACGTGTTTCTGGGACTTTGTCGGAAGAAGGCTGTTTTGATTCACTCGAATTACTGGATCTGGAAAATAATACCGTGGTCGCTCTGGTACTGGACGCCAATTATTACCGTGATGCCGAGACGCTGGAGAAGAGAGTACGTTTACAGGGAAAATGCCAGCTAGCAGAATTACCTTCTGCCGGGGTGAGTTGGGAAACCGATGATAATGGCTTCGTGATTAAAGCCAGCAGCAAACAAATGCAGATGGAATATCGCTATGATGATCAGGGTTATCCGCTGGGTAAAACCACGAAAAGTAACGACAAAACATTATCTGTCAGCGCCACGCCATCAACGGATCCGATCAAAAAATTAGATTACACAGCGGTTACTTTACTGAATAATCAACGGGTTGGTAATGTAAAACAGAGCTGTGAATATGACAGTCACGCTAATCCGGTGGACTGTCAGCTAATCATTGTTGATGAAGGAGTAAAACCCGCCGTCGAACGGGTTTACACCATCAAAAATACGATCGATTATTATTAATGCTATTGTGCGGTCGGCTTCAGGAGAGTCTGACCCGGTGTTTTGTGCTCTGCCAGATACTGATGCTGGAATATACACATGCGAATGGCATTACGATATTGACCATTAATAAAGAACTCGTGCATCAATTCACCTTCAACCGAAAAGCCAAGCTTGCGGTAAATGTGAATCGCTTTTTCATTCTCTTTATCAACGATCAGATACAGCTTATAGAGATTGAGAACGGTAAAGCCATAGTCCATTGCTAATTTGGCGGCACGGGTTGCCAGACCTTTCCCCTGATACTCCGGGGAGATAATTATCTGAAATTCTGCGCGGCGATGAACATGGTTAATTTCCACCAGCTCCACCAGACCGGCTTTTTCGCCGTCACATTCCACCACAAAGCGCCGTTCGCTCTGATCGTGAATATGCTTATCATACAGATCAGAGAGTTCAACAAAGGCTTCGTAGGGTTCCTCAAACCAGTAACGCATCACACTGGCGTTGTTGTCGAGTTGATGTACATAGCGTAAATCTTCACGCTCCAGCGGGCGTAGCTTAACACTGTGGGCGCTTGGCATAACGTGTCCTTACATTCCTTAAATCAATAACAGGTTAGGGGGTAATAACGCGGCCAGTTCGACGGTCCAGGCAGCGCAAAGTATTGGGCTCCCAGTAGGCATTGATGTTGGCGCTTTGCTCACATTTATCGCGGTTATCAAAAGCGGCGTCGGCTTTATCCCACTCTTTTTCAGTGCGTTTATTCACTTTCTGGCGCAGATTGCGCGTGTCATTCCATTGCTCTTTTTCCATAGCGGCGTGCTGGCGGCTTTGTGCACTGTCGCCAGACTCAATCACCAGTTTGTTAGTTTCGGCATGAACAGTTGTGCTCAATGCCAGTGCGCAAGGCAGCAGAATAGCGAGCAGGCCGATTCGTTTGCTGAGAGTGATTTTCATAATTCATTCCCTGTATGAATGATTAAAGGTGATTCTACACCATCCACTGCGGACGCAAAACGTACCAGGAGGGTGTTTATATTGATGATATTATGTCGCCCTATAACTATACATGATGTCAATAAGAGACAAAGATGATTAAAACAACGTTACTATTTTTTGCTACTGCGCTGTGTGAAATTATTGGATGCTTTCTGCCCTGGTTGTGGTTAAAACGAAACGCCAGTATCTGGCTGTTGCTTCCGGCGGGGATTTCACTGGCGCTGTTTGTCTGGTTGTTAACGTTGCATCCAGCGGCGAGTGGGCGTGTTTACGCGGCTTATGGTGGCGTTTATGTCTGCACGGCGTTGATGTGGCTGCGCGTTGTGGATGGCGTGAAACTGACTCTTTATGACTGGACGGGTGCGTTGATTGCGCTTTACGGCATGTTGATCATTGTTGCGGGCTGGGGGCGCACGTAGGAACATAAATCCATTTTATCAATAAGATAAGAGGAAGTGTCAGCTGACAAAAGGTATTCTATTTCATCTTTTGTCAACCATTCACAGCGCAAATATACGCCTTTTTTTGTGATCACTCCGGCTTTTTTCGATCTTTATACTTGTATGGTAGTAGCTCAGTTGCGTAGATTTCATGCATCACGACAAGCGATGCAAGGAATCGAACATGAAGATCGTAAAGGCTGAAGTTTTTGTTACCTGTCCGGGGCGTAATTTCGTCACATTAAAAATCACCACTGAGGACGGTATTACGGGCCTTGGGGATGCCACCCTCAATGGACGTGAGCTTTCCGTGGCCTCTTATTTGCAGGATCACCTTTGTCCGCAGCTTATTGGTCGCGATGCGCACCGTATCGAAGATATCTGGCAGTTTTTCTATAAAGGTGCTTACTGGCGTCGCGGTCCGGTTACGATGTCGGCCATTTCAGCGGTTGATATGGCGCTGTGGGATATTAAAGCCAAAGCTGCCAACATGCCGCTTTACCAGTTACTCGGCGGCGCGTCTCGTGAAGGGGTGATGGTTTATTGCCATACCACCGGTCACAGTATTGATGAAGCTCTGGATGATTATGCCCGTCATCAGGAGCTGGGATTCAAAGCCATCCGCGTGCAGTGCGGAATCCCTGGTATGAAAACCACCTACGGCATGTCGAAAGGTAAAGGTCTGGCTTATGAACCCGCAACCAAAGGACAGTGGCCGGAAGAGCAGCTGTGGTCGACGGAGAAATACCTCGATTTCATGCCGAAATTGTTTGACGCGGTACGTAACAAGTTTGGTTTTAATGAACATTTGCTGCATGACATGCACCATCGCTTAACGCCTATTGAAGCGGCGCGCTTTGGTAAAAGCATTGAAGATTATCGCATGTTCTGGATGGAAGACCCGACGCCTGCGGAAAACCAGGAATGCTTCCGTCTCATTCGCCAACATACCGTCACACCCATCGCAGTGGGTGAAGTCTTCAACAGCATCTGGGACTGCAAACAACTGATTGAAGAGCAACTCATCGATTATATCCGCACCACGCTGACCCATGCAGGCGGAATTACCGGTATGCGCCGGATTGCCGATTTTGCTTCGCTGTATCAGGTACGTACTGGCTCACACGGTCCTTCCGATTTGTCACCAGTCTGCATGGCTGCGGCGCTGCACTTTGATCTGTGGGTCCCCAATTTCGGTGTCCAGGAGTACATGGGTTATTCCGAACAAATGCTCGAAGTCTTCCCGCACAACTGGACTTTCGATAACGGCTATATGCATCCGGGAGACAAACCGGGTCTTGGCATCGAATTCGATGAAAAGCTGGCGGCGAAATATCCCTATGAACCTGCTTATCTGCCAGTCGCACGTCTGGAAGATGGCACGCTGTGGAACTGGTAAGGAGTAAGGTAATGAAAAGCATTTTAATTGAAAAACCGAATCAACTGTCGATTATCGAACGTGAAATACCCACCCCGTCAGCGGGTGAAGTACGAGTAAAAGTGAAACTTGCCGGAATTTGTGGTTCAGATAGCCATATTTACCGTGGGCATAATCCTTTTGCGAAATATCCGCGCGTCATTGGTCATGAATTCTTTGGCGTCATTGATGCGGTGGGTGAAGGTGTGGAAAGCGCCAGAGTCGGTGAACGCGTTGCTGTCGATCCGGTGGTCAGCTGTGGGCATTGCTATCCGTGCTCTATAGGTAAGCCGAACGTTTGTACGACACTTGCTGTATTAGGTGTGCACGCTGACGGTGGTTTCAGTGAATATGCCGTGGTTCCGGCAAAAAATGCGTGGAAAATTCCTGAAGCAGTGGCCGATCAATATGCGGTGATGATCGAACCTTTTACCATTGCGGCTAACGTTACCGGTCATGGTCAACCGACTGAAAATGATACCGTTCTGGTTTATGGTGCCGGTCCAATCGGCCTGACGATCGTTCAGGTATTAAAAGGCGTCTATAACGTTAAAAATGTGATTGTTGCCGATCGCATTGATGAACGACTGGAAAAAGCGAAAGAGAGCGGGGGCAGACTGGGCGATTAATAACAGCCAGACACCGCTTGGCGAGATTTTCGCTGAAAAAGGCATCAAGCCGACATTAATTATCGATGCGGCTTGTCATCCTTCTATCCTGAAAGAGGCCGTAACGCTGGCTTCTCCTGCGGCACGTATTGTATTGATGGGCTTCTCCAGTGAACCGTCTGAAGTGATTCAGCAAGGAATTACCGGAAAAGAACTCTCTATTTTCTCTTCACGCTTAAATGCAAATAAATTTCCGGTTGTTATCGACTGGTTAAGTAAAGGGTTAATTAAACCAGAAAAATTAATTACCCATACGTTTGATTTCCAGCATGTTGCTGATGCCATTAGTTTATTTGAACAGGATCAAAAACATTGCTGCAAAGTCTTACTCACTTTTTCTGAATAATACCAATAACGGCGAGTAAGTAGTACGCATCTTACCTCTTTTTTAGAGATAACCATTATGACAATAGAAAAACATGAAAGAAGCACTAAGGATTTGGTGAAAGCAGCAGTATCGGGATGGCTGGGCACTGCGCTTGAATTTATGGATTTCAAGAGTCATGCGTGTTAACTATTTGATAAATATTAAATTAATTTTTCATTGCTTCGTTATGGGGCATGGTTGGGGCAAACTCGCTTAACTGTGTATTTAACAAAGCTACCTGTGCATTATTGTTTTCAGACATCCATTTTCCGTATACCTGAAATACCATTTGCGCATCTGCATGGCCCATCTGGTTTGCTATAAATGCCGGGTTAGCACCAGCTGTCAGCGACCAGCAGGCATAAGTATGTCTCGACTGATATGATTTTCGATGGCGGAGTCCGGCACGTTTTATCGCTGCGTCCCACATCTGCCTTATTGAGTCAACGGTAAAATGGTCACCATAATTTTTTACTCTCGCTGACACTTCAGGTTGAAAAACAAAGGTGCATTTTTGTTTTTCTGTTCTGCCATACTCTCTGAGGTGAACATCAATGATATGCTCTTTGCTCAGTCTCGTTAATGTCATCTGACTCCGGAGAGCGTCGATTGCTGGCTTAATAAGATGAATGACCCGATTGGTTCCCGCCTGTGTTTTTGGTACCGTGAAACGGTCTTTTGCTAAATTTCTCCTGATCATCATTGTTCCATTTTTCAGATCTATGTCCTCCCATCCAAGTGCACACAGCTCACCAGGGCGAACGCCAGTATAAACAGAAACACACCATAAATTTTTTGCTTGCTGATTTCTGCACGCATCGATAAGACGGATAAATTCTTCCCGCGAAAGAGGATCCGGAATGGTTCTTGATTCCTTTAATGGCGAGATCCCCTTAAACGGATTATCTGCCAGGTAACCGTTATCAACACCAAACTGGAACACGGCGTTAAGATTTGTCATGTAATTATTTACAGTTACAGCCGATCTCCCTGGTTGTGTAACAATATAGTTACTTTTGGGGATCTGGTATCCAGTCAGTAACTCTTTACGAACCTCCAGTAATTTTTCTTTATTAATCGATGAGGCAAGATTTTTTTCACCGATTATGCTCAGGATATTTTTGATGACGGCACGGTATGTGTTGAGTGATGTTTTGGCGACTTCAGTTTCTTTCAGTGCCAGAAATTTTTCAGCCAGTTCTTTTATGGTTAAATCTTGTCGGGCCTCACCAAATTTTTCCAGATTGCGTGAGGAGGGAAACTGTTTTGCATAGTCGAAAACACCAGTTTTTATTGCGTAACAAACAGAGGAGCGTAGTTCACCTGCAACGCGCCTGTTTTTTGCTGTGTCAGGAACCCCCAGATTTTCCCTGACTCTTACGCCTTTATAAACAAACCAGATACGTAATTTCCCTCCATGGTTTTCCACGCCTGTCGGATATTTCATTTCAACTTCTCTCATTAGTTAGTGTGGCTTTTAGTCAAGTAAGATGACGTCTTGGTCTCGCTGATGCCTGGCGCTCAATCCAGCGATCAATTTCTTCCAGGTTGTAAAAGCATGGACTGTTATCCCATGGCATACCGTCATGAGCGACATGCTTATATTCCCTTCCTTCCATAAACGATTTTTCCCGGGCCTTTTTTAACGTACCTTTTTTTATTCCTTTCAGCGCAATTAACTGCTCTTCGGATACCCATTTGCCGGGAGAGACAATCATGATTACTTCGCTCATCGATTTCTTTATCTCTTACATCAGACGAGCGCCGGTTGCAGAATACCAGTCACAACCGGCGACAGTTGAACATTAAGAATCAGCCTGACTCGGGATCAGTTTTTGCCAGATAACTGAAACGTATTTTGCCTGGTAACGGGCGTCATCAAGTGCATTATGGCGCTCACCTTCGAATGGAATAGCCGTTCTGGCATCGAAGTCTATGGCTTTCCCCAGCTCAACGATTGTGCGTACATCGCGATCGTTGTAGTAACGCCACGGGCAGGGGATCCCCTGCCGTTCGTATGAACGGCGCAAAATCGTGTTGTCGAAGTTGGCTCCATTTCCCCAAACCTGAACAAAAAATTCACCGGAGTTTTCGTCGATAAATTCCCGCAATTGTAACAGTGCATCATCTAACGGGATTTCATCGGTCATAATGGCAGATTGCGCTTCGCGTGATTGCTTAAGCCACCATTTAATGGTGTCCCGATCAATGACTCCGCCAGCAGTTTCCAGATCGATAGTCTTACTAAATTCCGGTCCCATATCTCCGGTTTGCGGATCGAAAAATATTGCACCTATTGAGATGATCGGGGCATCAGGATTTTTTCCCATGGTTTCAAGGTCGATCATTAGATGGTCACACGCCCTGCTGGTGGATGTGATTTCGTGATGACCGTTCACCTTAATTGGGTGATCTGCCGTCTCGCCAGTTTCATTATCGCTATTGTGATGCTGATTGCCGCCAGTGTTCTCCTTGTGTGGATGTTCAGCGCCTTGCATTTCCTCCGGATCATCTTCCTGAACTTCAACCTGATACTCTTCATCGAATGTTTCCTGGTATGTTGCGTCGCCCATCACCGCGCCACAATCAGGGCAGTTGCCGCCGCCGGTCTGACCGCAGGCGGTGCAGACTTTTTCCACTTCCTGTTGCGCTACTGGTTCAGGCTGTTTCGTTACTGGCTCGTTTTGTAACGCATTTGGACTGTTTTGTTCCGCTTTTTGGTAGTTCCGTTCCGATTCATGCTGGTTCTGGTTCACAGAATCGCGGGTCTGGATCCCCTTAACCCATTTCGGATCATTCGGGTCACTAATCCCTTCAACAAATTCACCACGTGATGCAGCAAGCAACTTATCAGCGTCAGGCTGGCTGATATTGGCTGCCTGCATAATTTTGTTTACTTCGTCAGCGGTAACTTTTATCGGCTCTGGTTGTTCTGAATCTTCAGCGGTATCTACATTTTGCGGTAAGCCCGTGTATGTGCCATTTTTTCGGGCAAAATATTCTTCTTTTGTGATTTCAGTGGCGCCAGCAGCCAGTGCCTTATCCAGACCAGAAAGTTTGTTTGCGCGACCGTATTTTTCTCCGTCCTTATCTGCGAAGAGGAAATAGAACGGCCCCTCACGCTCTACAGATGGTTCAGCTTCCGGCGCGGTTTCATTTTTTGGGATATCAGATACCTCAGTTTCCACTGCATCAGTTTGTGTTTCTGATGACTGGAGAACATCAACAGTGCCCAGGTCTGTTTCTTCATTCTCAAACACGCCCTTTGTCGTCAGGTATTCGCAGATATATTTGTTCAGTGCTACGGGATCTTTGTGAATGTCGATCGGACGCTCACGGACAAGGCCAAAAATAGTCTGGCGGTCGTAGCGAAGGGCATCAGGCTGTTTGCGCATTGATGCCGAGATACGCTTCCAGTCTTCGCGGTCGTTGTCGATAACTTCTTTTTTTGCCCAGCGATGGATGCTGCCGTCAATGTTTCCGGCATCCACATCACCAGGCCAGAGAGCGTAGGCCAGTTCGTCATCCAGTGTTTTCCATGTCTGCTTGTATTCGCGATGAATGGCAGCAATGACCGGGCTGATTTTTCCTGTTGAATTTTCAGTGTACTGTTGATTGGCTCTGGCGCGTGCGAGATCAACAACAGACGTGTATTTTCCGGTTTCCTTGCGTTCACCTTCGCGACGTTTTTTCCAGATGCGCATCTCTGCCTGAATTTCGGGCCATTTAGCACCAGGAATACATTTATGCTTAACCCACCCAATGGCGTGCAACTTAAGCTCCGGATACATGGCGTTAACTTCTGGCATTTTCATCAACGCTTCAACGATATGTCCGTCGAATGTTGCCATGTCTTCCTGCAACAATTCCTGTGCGCTAATAACCATATCAACGGTGATGTTTTCACATGTGTCGAACTTAACCATGACAGCGTTCTGTACTTCAGGGGCCAGCTTGTCAAAAGTGACGTTCATCGGATCGGATTCAGTCTCATTCGGGACAAAAGAAGCAGACTCCTCATCCCAGCGGTTTTCCTGCATATATTCAGCATCCCATGAATCGAGGGCAGGGCGGGGTATGCCAGGTTTATCCTCGCAGACAATAAATTTATAAGCGCAGTCCTGAGCAGCCGGATAATGTTCCAGGAATTGCCAGTGAAATTTTGCTCGAGCACGGCGTTCGTCGCCAGCTTCAATGGCTGTGGCTACAGCCACAGCGCCTTCTTCCCTTGTTGCCAGTTCGTCAGGAATAGCGGCGCAAATAAAGACTTTACTCATTTTGTTTTAACCTCATGACAGATTTAAGGATGAACAAATCCCTGCCATTGCTGGCATATAAGAATGAAACCGGATATTTATTACGGAACTGTTTTAAAGACCTGCCGAGATTTCGATATTATCCTGGTTAATAACTTTATCGACCGGGTAACAGTTACCGGGAATTTTCTGTTCGGTTGCTGCAGTCATACACTCCTGCATTGTCCTGTGAACACTGACTGCAATATCAACTGGCACTCCGGAAACAAGAAAAACTGTCAGAACAAGCGCAAATGCTGAATTCATTGTGCACATCCTTTTGGCATCAGACGTAAACGAGCCAGCATTGAAACAATGCATATTTTATTTAATAGCTCCCGTTCTTGTTTTCTCTTGTTAATGGCATCTTCAGTAAATACAGGGTTACTGATAGTGACACCAATTTCAAAACAACCTTCAGACGTATTAACGTTTGGTAATAACGTTTTCATTATCGCGTCCTCAACAATAAATTTTGTGATGCAGAGCCTGGTGCCTCCAGGTGACGTTAACCAGTTAACAATTAACGTCGGATACAGAGAATCCACCCATAACACTGTTTTTGGTTTTAACTGTTCCGCGTGCGCTTAGCCGCATTCACCGCATAACAAAATTCACTTTAAAAACGGCGGCAGAGCAGTCACGGAGTAAAACTGATACCGCCAAACGTCACCAGAAAATTGATAACAGAGGGCGTTGCAGCGGGGTTGTCACTTAAGCGTATGGTCAACCTGACAACCCGGTGTCCTCAACGGGGAAGGAATAACCCCGCCATACTTACCGCCGCGCCATTTTGCGGGTTGCCACAACCGGAAGCGCACGGTCGAATTAAATTTAACGACACCGTACAGTGAGACGAACTTCGCCGTGCGCTTTCGTGTTGTGTGCCTGCTTTTAACCACGTCAGGCGAGGTGGTATCCTTAAAATCACCACAGTTTTAAGGATTCATTAAGCAATGTCGCAACCACCAATAAATCCGCTTAAGAACATGAAAATTGATTACTGGTATAAAGCGCTTACAGTTGTTGGCGCTGCGTTGTTTGTCTTTAATGGAACGTCTTTTTTTGACAGATATCCCGTTGTTCCATTGGGTTTTTTGTCCTCCGGCATCTTTTTTATTGGTTTGGGGGAGTGGATTAATCATCCTCTCAAAGTGAGATTTATTGGCCCTGGAGTTTGGACTCGTGGATATAATCGTTCTTCGTGCGCACTCGGTATCATCTTCGACATACTTGGTTGTTTCCTGATTGTTACAGGAGTCGTCAAGTTCTTCTGATGTAAAACCGCAAATGGGGCACGTAACGGGAATTTTGAAAAGCGTTTCTCCGGGTTCCAGAACAAAATTTTCTGCGGTCTGATTTTGCTTCTCATATTTGTGCTCCGCGTCATTGTGAGAGCACATTCTTATTCTGAGTGCCTGTTTAAACTCACTGAAGCTGAGAGCTTCTTCGCCTTCGGCAAGGCCTTCGAAGTATTCTTCGTAAGCCTTTTCCATGATTGTGTCGAAATCCATATCACTCACCTGAGTTTCTTTCCAGCCAGCGACGGGCACCATTTTCGGTTTTAAACGTTTTGCTTTTGGTATACGTCATCGCGGTGAACGTGCCGTCCTGGTTGGGGAACACGCCACATACCAGAGATTCGCTGTTGCCAAGATCGATAGTATCCATGCTGACCTCATTTCCCCTTAACGCCGGGGTAGCGGAACTGTTTGCTGAGAACACCGTGCGGTGTCTTGATGGAAAGTAATTTAGAATAACCTAACATGAGAGGCAGGTGTTTTTGTTAGATTAGCCTAACAAAAAGAGTGGGCGCAACTAATCACTTGAAAAGAATGTTATTTTATTGATTTATTTTTACGCGCTTTAAGCATTTCTTCGAAGAGTTTGTTGAAGTTTTCTACTCTTGCGCGCATTTCAGACAGCAAGGCTTCCTGCTCGGAAGATGGAAGAGCATCGAATAATTCGATCAATTCTTTGTGGTTGGGAGTTAGCTCTGTTTCCACATGAAGTTCTTGTGCAGGCACTGGTGCCTTGTCTTCGTCACCAAACATTAGCCATGTAGGTGAGCACTTCAGAGCATCCGCTAAAGCAAACAATCGTTTTCCGACTGGCTGGGTTTCGTCTCTTTCCCATTGTGAAATTGTGACGTGAGCAACTCCAGCGAGGCGCGCAGCTTCTCGTTGTGTTAAGCGTAATTCTTTTCGTCGCGCCAGAACTCGCTGGCCTAGGGTTCTTGTATCCATAGTTAGGTAATTCTAATTTTTCTTGACTTAGATATCCCGCGCACAATAATGTTAGAAAAGTCTAACAAGAGGGGGCTTTGATGCTTAAAGTTGACGCAATTACTTTTTTTGGCAGCAAAACAAAGCTTGCCAATGCCGCAGGAGTGAGACTGGCAAGTGTTGCTGCTTGGGGGATACTGGTTCCTGAAGGTCGCGCGATGCGTCTACAGGAGGCATCTGGCGGGGAGCTTCTGTATGATCCCAAGGTTTATGACGAATATCGTAAGACGAAGCGGGCGGGGCGGTTGAACAATGAAAATCACTCCTGAACAGGCTCGTGAGGCTCTGGATGCCTGGATATGTCGACCAGGAATGACACAGGAGCAGGCGACGATATTAATCACTGAAGCATTCTGGGCTTTGAAAGAGCGCCCGAACATCGATGTTCAGCGTGTCACAGATGAAGGTGGCGCGGTTGATCAGCGAGCGCTTGGCGTTAATCGAGTGAAGATATTCGAACGCTGGAAGGCTATCGACACCAGGGATAAGCGTGAAAAGTTCACGGCGCTAGTGCCTGCAATTATGGAGGCTATCCGGATTAATGATTTCAGGTTGTATCGTGAAATTAGTGACGGAAAAAGCATCACGTACATGATCGCCGGGTTAAACAAAGAATATGGCGATGTGGTGGAGTCCGGACTGCTTTTTGCTGATCCTGCCGTAGTGGATCGTGAAACTGACGAACTTATAGAAAAAGCAATTGCTTTCAAACTTGCGTATCGACAGCAATACCAACAAAAAGCTGGATGGAATTATGAGCCTTCTTTTTGCTGAACGCCCACTGGTTATAAACACACAGCTTGCGATGAAGATTGGCTTAAATGAAGCCATTGTGTTGCAGCAGTTGCATTATTGGTTGAGAGATACCAATTCCGGCATGGAATGTGATGGTGTTCGCTGGATTTACAACACAACGGAACAATGGTTGGAACAGTTCCCATTCTGGTCAGAGTCAACGTTAAAGCGCGCGTTTGCAAGTCTGAAAACGCTGGGGCTTTTGCGTTGTGAAAAGCTCAATAAATCAAAGCGCGATATGACCAATTTCTACACGATTAACTATGGGAGCGAGCTTTTAGATGATGGCAAATTGAGCGAATCCATCGGTTCAAAATGCGCCGCTCCATCAGGTCAAAATGACACGATGGAAGAGGTCAAAATGAAACGCTCCATTGGTTCAAAACGACCCAATGTCATCGGGTCAAAATGGCCCGATGATCCTACAGAGAATACAACAGAGATTACTACAGAGAATAAAAACACTTTTCGTCCGGAAGCTTCGCAACCGGACCCGCAGACGGCTGAACAGGATTTTTTAATCCGGCACCCTGGCGCAGTTGTGTTTAGTGCGAAAAAACGCCAGTGGGGTAGCCAGGAGGATCTGGCGTGTGCGCAGTGGATATGGGGGCGGATCGTGGGTCTCTACGAACAGGCCGCCAGTGATGATGGCGAGATCATGCGACCAAAAGAGCCTAACTGGACTGTCTGGGCCAATGATGTGCGCACAATGCGGATGCTGGATGGCAGAAGCCACAGACAAATTTGTGAAATGTTTGGTCGGGTACAGCGGGATCCATTCTGGGTAAAAAACATCATGAGCCCGTCAAAGCTCCGCGAAAAATGGGACGAACTGGTCATCCGCCTGGGGCGTTCACCTGTACAGCGTTGTGTTAATCATATTTCTGAACCGGATACAGAAATTCCGCCTGGTTTCAGAGGATAAGTTTTGATTTCAGGTCATGAGGTAATTTTAAGGGGGACTTGTGGCAAAAGTTTTTACACAAGAAGAGCGGGAAAAAATTAAAGGGCAGGTGGTGGAACTCGTGCGCCAGAGCGGTCGTGAGACGTTACGGCAACTGGAAGCTAAAACAGGTGCGACTAGATATCTGATGAGCGTTCTTGCCAGAGAGCTGGTAGCCAGTGGCGATGTATACAACTCCGGCTACGGGTTATTCCCGTCTGAACAGGCGCGTAAGGACTGGCAAAACGCCCGCAAAAAACTCTCGAGGGCAAAGGTGAAGAAAACAGCTGTGGTTGATCCGGACGTTATCTGGTCGTTACCTGATGGAGAAATACGTCGCTACGACAGTCGCCTAAACATAATCTGTCGCGAGTGCCGGATGAGTGAAGTTATGCAGCGCATACTGGCATTTTATCAGGGATAATGTTAGGTATTTTAGACGTTACTAGATTAAAAAGCATTAGTTCAGGAGTGAATTGACATTCTCATTTTTCATGGCACAGGGTAGATCTGGCGTGGTTGTCCGCTTTGTGCCAAAAGCGGACATCGAATAATTTCAGCAGCACTCAACCTTATTAACCAAATCGCCTCAACTCATATGGACATGCATCCGGAAGTGCCAACTTCGTAAACTTATTCACTTTAAGTCTGAGCCTCACTCTCTTGGCCATAAGTGGCTTGCCAGTATCTCGCCGTAGGGTTCATTAGAATGTGCAATACAAGCCACCATGCAAAAATGCAGGGAGGTTGATTGTAGTAACCGGCAGGCACATATCCGTGAGCTAGTTGATTTCGTAAATCACCATAGATTTTATCTACCAGTAAGGCCTGAAGATTGCCAATTATGTCTACGCCGAAAGCTTCAATAATCAGTGGATTATCTAGTAATCCCTTGAGTCCATTTCGCTCTTGCGAACCGTCCCCGTGAAGCTGCGATGGTTCCTCACCTTTAATTTTAGCCACATATCTCAGACTATTTTCGAGCTGGGGAATCAACACGTGGCATGCCGTCATAAAATCTCCATTGAAACCGCAAACCATACCCTTGATGAAAAACTCTTCATGCCCAAACGGGATGAAGGGATGATTGATGAACATATCGCGAAAAAACGCCTCCGAGATTGGATATTTCATTGTGATCTCATCTGTAGCAGGAATAATTTGCCCAGCTACTGCCAACTCATGGTCGATATGAATCGCCCCGGGAATCCTGGAG